TCGCTGCGTGAGCTGGCGGAGATCAATGGCATGCCTGCGAAACTGATTCGGGACCAGAAGGTGGTTTCTGCCATGAAGGCCCAGAAGCAGGAAGCCGAACAGATGGCCAGCGTGGTTGCTGCCGCGCCTGAAATGTCGCAGGCCTCACTCAACGCCGCCAAAGCCGAGCAGCTGCGCGCCAGCGTATGACGCCGAGCCGTATCGATTTACTGCGCAACCGCAAGCGCTGGGCCTATATCCGCACCTTCTGCGGGACCGATGGAAAGCCACACCCAGAAGCTGCCCGCGTCCTGGCGGACCTGAAAGCATTCTGCGGCATCAATAAGGGCGGGCTGGTGGTCAGTCCCGTGGGGCGCACGGTCGACCCCTATGCCACGGTTTACAGAGCGGCGCAGCGTGACGTATATCTACGCATTGCCATGATGATCGCGATTGACGAAACAACCAACGAGGAACACAAAGATGCGAATGCACAGACTGATGATGGCTGATGGTGCGGCGCCCGCCGCGGGTGGTGGTGGAGCCGCGCCAGTTACCCCGGTAGTGCCGGCGACGCCAGCACCGGCTTGGTTCGGTGACGCTCACAAGGGCACGGTCGAGGCCAAGGGCTGGAAAACCCCCGATGATGCGATCACGTCCTATACCGCGCTTGAGCAGATATTCGGTGCGGACAAGGCTGGGCGCACGATCGTCAGACCCAAGGATGCGAACGACGCGGCTGGCATTGCGGCCTACAACAAGGCCATCGGCGTGCCGGCGGACGTGGCCGGATACAAAATTCCCGATACTCTGAAAGAGGATCCTCTTGTCTCGGTGTTCGCGGCGTCTGCGCTCAAGGCAGGCATGCCCGCGGCGGCATTTGAGGCCGTGTTGCCGGAGGTGCTCGCCCAGGCCGAAACACTAAGCAAGCAGGAAGAGACTAAGACGCAGCAGGCCGAGGCGGCCAAGATCGAAGCTCTTAAGGGAGAATGGGGCCAGAAGTTCGACCGCAATACCGAGATAGCCAAGCGCGCAGCGACGGTATTTCCCGCGGCGGCCGGCCTTTCGCCGGAAGATACCAAGGCCGTGCAGGATGCGGTGATGAGTAATGCGGCCATTCGCAAGCTCTTCTCCAAGATCGGCGAAGGCCTGACCGAGGCGCAGTTTGTGGAAGGAACCGACACCGGGTCATTCTCCCCGAACAAGCAGGCTGTTCAGCAGAAGATCAACAAGCTGCGAGAAGAGCGTATCGCTGGCCGCGTGACCGAATCGGATTATCACTCACAGATGAGCGTGCTCGGCCCTCAACTTGAGAGTGCTTGATTCTGCCGGAAAGCCGCCGCAGGATTCTTTTTGTGATAGCTCCTTTGGTTGGCCGGCCTGGTGTAAAAGCCAGGCCGGTTTTAAGCAGGAGGTAGATCACCGAAGTCGGACAAGCGCAGGCCCTGCGCCCCGATGACAGATCGAAAGTGATCCGCTCGCCGGGTGCGTCAACCTGGAAGGATGTGGCCCCGAAAGGATAAGCCCAGCCGAAAACAGCAAAGCAGCCCGCTGACAAAGGGCGGCAAAGTGTTTTCGCATCGAGGTCCTTGCCATGTCCCTGAATATCCCCAACTGGTATGTGCAGCAGTACAACCAGAACATCAAGCTGCTTGCGCAACAGAAAATGTCCCGCCTTCGCTCGGCCGTCGGCACCGGCTCACACGTCGGTGCTTCGGCTTCCCCGGTCGATCAGCTCGGCCTGGTTGAAATGCAGGATGTCGTCTCCCGCTTCGCCCCGATGGGCCGCGTGGACGCTCCTGAATCTCGCCGCTGGGTGGCACCGCTCGACGCTGACCTGCCGCAGCTGATTGACAGCTTCGATAAGCTCAAGCTCCTGACGGACCCTGCCAGCCAGTATGTGCAGGGCGCGGTGGCTGCGGCCAATCGCAAGTTTGATGACCGTATTGGTGCCGCATTCTTCGCCTCGGCGCAGACTGGTGTCACCGGCTCGGCATCGACGGCATTCCCCTCAAGCCAGGTCGTAGGCGTCAGCACGGGCGGCACCACGTCCAATCTGAACGTGGCCAAGCTTGAAGCTGGCCGGGCGATCTTGCTGGCCAACGAGGCGCTGGGCGACAACGACAACGGCGAGCAAATCTATGTTGCCATCACGGCGACTGAGCACCAGTCCTTGTTGAATGAGATCCAGGTGATCTCGACCGACTACAACCGCGAGGTGGTATTTGACGAGGCCGGCATCATCCGCAAGTGGCGCGGCTTCAACTTCATTCGATCGCAACGGTCGTGGATTACTACGACGGCGACGGATGACGCGGCCGGCCAGTCGAAGCAGATTCCAATGTGGGTGCCTTCGGGCATGTACCTCGGCGTCTGGAACGAGATCGAGACCGCCATCGACGTTCGCCAGGACCTGCAGGGCCGCCCCTGGCAGGCGTACACCAAGATGAGCGCGAATGCGACTCGCTTGGAAGAAACCAAGGTCGTCAAGATCTGGTGCCGGTAAGGCGCTCTGTAACTGATTCGGGAGAAACGAAATGGCTGTTGTTACTGTGAAATCTGGCGTCATCACCAACCGTGATGCAACGCCGCGTGTAGCCAATGCTGGCGCGCTCGTTAAGGGCGCTCTCAAGCAGGCGATTGGCACGGTGGAGGCCGCGAACGGCGACTCCATCGCGTCGAAGTACATCCTTGGGCAGATCCCCAGCAATGCGGTGGGTGAGATTGTTCGCCTGTACTGCGACGCGATCACCTCTGGTGCCGCGGATATCGGCATCTACCGCACGACCGGAGACGGCGGCGCGGTGGTGGACGTGGACTTCTACGCCTCGGCGCAGTCGATTGCTGCGGCGATCACGACCGGCACCGAAGTGCAGCACGAAGCGGACGCGACGGACGCGGGTGTGGGATTCGGTCTGGCTGACCTTGAAAAGCCACTGTGGCAGCGTTTGCAGCTAACCAGCGACCCTAACGTCATCTATGACGTGGTGGCAACGCTGACAGCTGCGACGACCGCTGCGGGCACGATTGGCCTGCGTATCCAGTTCGCGGAATAACCCCCAACGGCTGGCTGGGGGCGTAAGCCCCTGGCTGGTCTGGAGTGTGAGACATGGCAAGCCGATTTTATGCTGTCGACAAGGGGCAGATGATGCCCAAGGACGTCACTGAGGGAGCCGCTACGGCGACCAAGGGCGTCGAGGTCCAGATCGATCTGGCAAAGGTGACGAGCAAGCTCGATGCAATACAGTGCCTCGAAGCGATTACCAGCTACATCGCCACCATCGAATTCAACCCGATCTCGTAACGCATGGCTGTCAGGACCCCAACGGTTACGCCGGCGCCCAATGGCAACACCAATGGGATTCTCTACGTCTGGACTGGCCTGCTCAATGGCGACACTGGAAGCCCGGTGGAGGGTGTGGATTTCTCTGACCAGACCGTGCAGATCGGTGGCACGTTTGGTGTGGGTGGATCAGTCACCCTTGAGGGCTCCAACGACAATGTTACGTTTTTCGCGTTGACCGATCCCCAGGGCAACGCCATCACCAAGACGGCCGCTGCATTGGAAGTGATCGAGGAGGCTCCGCGGTATGTGAGGCCTAATGTCACCGCGGGCGATGGCACGACGAGCCTAGCCGTCACAATCTGGGCGAGGCGCAACCGATGAGCGACAAAATCACGCTGTCGGAGGCTGTTGCCGCGACCAAGCAGTTTTCAAAATTCCTCAAGGGCATGGAGCGGCTGCAAGAAGCCGCTACCGCGCTTGAATCATCTGAGCAGCTAGTTAAGGAGCGCACGGCGGAGGCTGCTCGCTTAGGCGAGGCCAATGAAGCCGCAGCGACGGAACTGGCGAAGGCTAAAGAGTCCGCTTCGAATGCTCGCGCGACTGCCGAGAAATCACGGGTGGCCGCGAATGCTCTTGCGGAGCAGGTCACCAGTGAAGCGCGCATACAGGCCGCTGGCATCGTCGCTGAGGCGCGGGCCCAGCTGGATGCGCTGACGGCGCAGATATCCGATGCTACCGGACGACTGGCCGAGGCCAATGTGGCGCTGGCGACTGCGCAGAAGAAGGAACGGGACGCCCTAGACCGGATCGATGCGGCCAACGCAGCGGCGCTTAAGCGCTTTGGGAAGTAGAGCCCCATGAGTAAGGGCAATACGTTTGAAAATGATTTCATCAAGTTGGTGTTCCAGGCCACGGCTATTGCGAACATCGCGGACAATGCGGCCGCTTCGCCACTTACGAACTTGTTCGTGGCGCTGCATACGGCAGACCCGGGTGAGGCTGGCGATCAGACTACCAGTGAGGCCACGTATACAGGCTATGCGCGCGTCGCGGTAGCTCGTACATCAGGTGGCTGGACCGCGAC